TGAATGGAAAACAGAAGAGGTAGATGACAAAGTAGATGTAACAATCTATGATGGTAATGAATACTATCTTACGTAAAGGATACAATGATGAGTGAAATTGAAGAAGGTCAATGTCTTAATGACCTATGCACCTGTGTAGAATTAGAGTGGTCACCTATTCCTGATCCTGCCTGTCCTATTCATGGAGGTTATGACGAATGAGTAAATCAATCAAACAAATTCGACGCGAACTACAAAATAGTGGCGACTCACACCTTCAGAATATGGAGAAGGTATTAGATGACAAGCAGATCACGCTGCTGGTCAACGCCGTCAACAACAAGCGCCAACTAGAACTACTGGAAGAGGAGTAAAGAAAATGAAAATGTATAACATGACTGTAGCAGACGTATCAATCGCCACCGGACTTGCTGAGAGTAGTGTGTATGCTGCTCGTCATCAAGGAAAACTGATGGCAAAACAGGCACACAACGGACGCATATTCTTTGCCGAAGAAGATGTTAAACTCTGGCGCGATAATATAAACGTATGGCAGCATGATCCAGAAGCATTACCCTGTGGTGGATACAATAACTATAGAACACTTAAAATTAAACAGGGTATTCATCGACACGTTAACATGGGTCATTGGACTGACTTTGATTTCTGTATCAAATGGGAAGCGTATAAGGATATAGACGAAGGAGTTAGTAAGAAAAGTCTACACGACACGATGGTTGAGAAAGCAGAGACGTTGATTGACGCTCTCGAAACTATCGATAAGAACAGGTTGCCTAATAATAATGTTTTGAAAAGTTAAGGAGTAAAGAAAATGAGTATTCGTATCGGACAAGTACCAGTACATAACGTATCTAAAGTGAGACTTGTGGAACAGATAATTCCTTCCACCTCGCATGAAGGAGGACAGTTCGTTACCGTCTCTGTTGAGGTGATGGATGAGGAGGGAGAAAAAGAAGTGATTGCTACCTTGTATGGTGGTAGTAAGATTGACATACTAGTTTAGTATGCCTACGGTAATGTTAGTTATTGGTGTAGTGTGTGCTATTGCAGGTTTGCATGGTACATACTACAACGAGTCAGTGCAAGAGCATTGGCTTTCAGTTTGCATTCTATTGTATGGTATGATACTTATACTATGCAGTTATTATATGAGGAAACTTAAACGATGATGACCAAGTACGAGTTTGCAGATGAATACGAACGCAGGTTTGATGGACCATTACCTAAATGGATGTATGATCCAATGGCATTTCAAGCAAAGTACTTAGAATACTGTGACGAATGGGAAGCTAAGTATGGAGGAAACTACGATGAAGATTAGCATGTGTGTTCTCTTGTCTCTGTTACTAACTGGATGTCTTACACCACTCATTGTAGCTGGTGGTGCTACATCCAGTGTAGTACAACACCAACAAATCAAAGGCATCAAGAAAAAACTTGACAGCGATCATCAGATAATAAATTATAGTAACGTAATGAATCGTCTGAATGTATTGGAAAGATCATGCAGCTACTGATAGAGGATGGTGTATGGTACAAAACAATTATAAGTAGAGTCGGAACAAAAGACTATATGAATACTATACACTCTGTTCATCCATACAATATAGAAAATTTTAATTTGTATGCTTGGATATGTAATGGTATACGATCAGTGATAGGAACGAATGATCGTATAGTTATAGAAAGATATAATAAGAACAACACTAAAGATATTATATTTAAGATGGAGGGTGAATGACTTGTAGAATGACAAAGAAAACAACAGAAGATAATGTAGTACCAGTTGAAGATTTCTGGCAGAAAAAAGTAAATAAGATCAATACCTTATATGCTTATGGTGCTATAGATACTGAAGAGTATATTAAGAATATGGTGAGGCTTGGCTTCACCAAGAAACAAATACTTGATGACATGAACGACAACAAGGAAGATTAAAATGTTAGATCAACTTACTACTACCAATGACCGTGAAATCTTTTTCTCTATCTTTGAGCAGGGTGTAATAGGAAACTTCACCCAGAGTTTAGCGGCTAATAAAAAGATGTTGACCCGCGCACCAAGTGGAGAAGGTGTATCGTTGGCAGATGAAACGTATTTGTCTGTAGTAAATAGCAACTATAGAGTAGTAGAAAACAAAGAACTGTTTATGCCTTTACAAGAACAGATGGTTAATCACTTTGATCCTCAAGTATTAGAGGACATCCAGATTAAGGATCATGTATTGAAAGGGGGAGCAGTGTGCTTTGCTGAATACATTCTACCCAAGATAGCCAAGCCTGTCGAGACAAGGACGGGACACAAGACAGAGATTGGTCTTCGATACATTATGAAGAACAGTCACGATGGCAGTAGCAGTGCGTTGATGTACAGTGGAGACATAGATTTCTTTTGTACTAATGGACAGATCAATGGGACATTTGATGTAGCACGCGCAAGACACACAAAGAACTTTACTATCGATGGTTTCTTACGTGCATTCGATCAGAGTTTGTTGACGCACATGCAGTCAGTACAACAGTACCAAGTGTGGGCAGATACACAACTAACTAACAGTGTAAAGATCAAGGAACTATTCAAGAAGTTAGTTAACCCTTCTATCAATTTAGAAGATAAACCTAAGAAGGCTAATGGTCTAGCTGACAGGTTGTTCGCACAGTACACTGATGAGGTACAAGAACGAGGTAACAATGTGTTCTCTCTTGTCTCAGCTATGACCCACTTCGCCTCACACGATGACGAACGGTTTGGCTTGACTAGTGCTGGTGATAATGGTACACTATTCAAGCGGCAACAGACAGTCAATGGATGGTTAAAGTCTAAGACCTTTGAGGACTTTCTTGAAGCAGCATAACTAGACACAACTAAAGGATTAGTATAATGAGTGAAAGACATTACGATTATTCTTGTCATACAGAAATTCCTAATCACATGCGCGCTTATCTTATGGATGTGGTTGACCAAGAATACTTGGAAGCTGTTGATATTGAAGACATAAATGATTTCTTAAATGGCTTGGTAGAATGGGATGAAGACTACGAAGAGCTACCTAGCTACATGACACACATTCATTAGTTGTATGGGGACGAGTCTGTTACACTGGTGTAGTAGATTCGTCCCTAACTTATAAAAAGGTAATGAGAGATGATTGAAAAGATACTACCCTCTAAAGCTGCACGTGTTCAACTTGAAATACATAACGATGGTCTTTATGTAGCAGTGTATGACGATGAAGACCATCACGGTGTAAGAAACTTATTTAAAGTAGCACTAGAAGATTTAATAAAGGATCATCTTATAGGTTCTATACTAAATACTAGTGAACTTAAATCAGACTTAGTGTTTGAATTAGATTGTCTTATAAACTATGCTTCTACATTTAAGAAACAAAACACAGTAGACTTTAGAGACTCAGGATTTACAGATGACTTTGGAGTTGGGATGGAGTAATGTTGTTAGAAGATATAAAGAAGTTCGTTAAAGAATTATCTAATGGTGAACTAACTCATCTTGATCCTAGCAGAGTACGTATATACTTAGCAGGATTAATTGATAGTGAGGATCAAAGAATGTCAAACTATAAGACAGGCGTTATACCTAAGTTAGTTAGTGATTTAAATGAGGTAATAGATATTACAAATGATATTCGTCCCTTAAATGAACAACAAGAAGATGGTTTATTTTATCTAGCACAACGTCTTTCTCTTGTAAGAGATACAATTATAAAAGAGTTGACACCATGACTCAACTTGAGATTGCAAAGAAAGAGATAACAGAACTTAACAAACAATTATATACAGAATATAAAAAAGTAAAAGAATTAATTGAACAAGTAAACTATCTAAAAGAAAAACTATCTACAGCAGAGGTGGAACTTGAACAACTATCAGAAAGAAAACTAAATGCAAGCTGAACTTATATCTTGTCTAGGTACAGACTTAACTGTTGTCAATGCAGCGCGAGTATCGTTCGATAAAGAAAGTGATTGGGAAGTAAATCATAATGTACGTAGAGAGTTATCAAGTAAGGATGGTGCATTGATACGCTACCTTGCCAAGCACAATCACTTCACACCATTCACACATTGTATGATAACACTACGTGAAACTATCCCTATCTTTGTTGCAAGACAAAGGTTCAAACATACAATAGGATTTAGCTACAATGAAGTAAGTAGGAGATACGTTGATAACATGCCAGAGTTTTATTTTCCTGATGAATGGAGAAGTAAAGCAGACAATGCGAAACAAGGTAGTGGTGAAGAGGTAATAGATATTAACACAAGATCAGCTATGGTTGATGACTATCACCATGCTATACAGAAATGTAAGTGGACATACCAACAGCTATTGAGTAAAGGTGTGTGTCCTGAACAAGCACGTATGGTATTGCCTCAGTCCATGTTTACAAGTTACTATGTAACTGGATCGTTGTCTGCCTTTGCAAGAGCATACAAGTTACGTATTGATAAACATGCACAGAAAGAGATACAAGTATTAGCAGATCAATGGGACACTATCATTAAGGATTTATATCCTGTATCATGGGAAGCGTTAACAGATGTTAAATAAAAAAGAACAAAAGAAAGTTGTACTAAACAAGCACCAACAAACTAGCATTGGTCATTCTAATAACACTAACCCTAAGAACAAACATAAAAAGAAAAACTGGAAGAGATATAGAGGACAAGGAAAATGAAGAACCTATGGGAGAAAGATCGTAAGACAATCTTTCGTGAACTAAAACAAATGTACCTTGAAGAAGGATACAGTCACAAAGAAGCTAAACGATTAGCTGAACAAGAAACAAATGAAATCAAAGAAGCAGACATGACCTTCGTTAATAGTCTGATGTATGACGATGAAGAAAACTAGATCAAAGATACGTGACCCTAACTGGCGATGGCTTCGCGCACTAGGTCATAAGACAGTTAAAGATAAAACTGTTTATGTTAGAAAGATAAAACATAAGGATAATAGTTATGTATCAGATACTAAAGAAACAATATAGAAAGTATTATGTAATAGAAGAACATGAAGATGTGTCAGATGCTAAAGATAGTATGGATAGTATAAAGCTATTAGTCTCTCATCTAAAATATAACATTAAAAAATCTATATGTACTAAAGCATCTGAATATTTTTCAGTAGATAGTAAACCTCGCACTTACTTTAAGATGGTAGAGAAACTATGAAACGTAGATGGGGTGAATGGAAAGTGTTATCTTGTCACGCTCAAGAGGACGATCCTGTAATGACAAGTGATGTGTGTTGGAAAGTTAAGACTAAAGAATTATATGTTAAGAGTGGTGGTAGTCTTAGTATGCAAAGGCATGAGGAAAGGAATGAACTGTGGTTTGTAGCACAGGGTGTAGCTACAGTCTATACCTTAGATGAAGGTCGTACTTTTAAAAAATTGTTAGGCATCTACAATAAGTTTGACACACTGACTATCCCATGCTATTCATGGCATCAACTTGTTAATGAAGGAGAAGAACCACTAGTCATAATTGAGATACAGTACGGTACAAATTGTATAGAGGAAGACATTGAAAGGTTCGATAACTATGCAACAGACGATAGAGACTACGGTTGTTAAGAAAGGTCCATGCTCTGCATGTAAGTCTAGTGATGCTTGTGTAACGTATTCAGATGGACATGCATGGTGTTTCTCTTGTAGTACTTATTTTAAATCAGAAGGAAATGATATGCAGCAGGTACAACATAATTCAGTTAAGCCTATGACTACCCCTCAAGGAAAGATTACTGACATACCAGATAGAAAGTTAGCTGAAGCTACGTGTAGAAAATATAATGTTCGTACAGTACGAGATAACTCTAATAAAATTATACAACATCTTTATCCTTACTACGACAACGATGGCAATCATGTAGGTGATAAAGTTCGTACACTACCCAAGAACATTCATGCTACTGGTAGTGTAGCTAACGGTACACTGTTTGGTCAGCATCTGTTTACTGGTGGTGGTAAGTATGTCACCATTTGCGAAGGTGAACTGGATGCACTCGCCGCATATGAGATGCTAGGTAGCAAATGGCCTGTCCTGTCCATCAAAGATGGTGCAGCATCTGCATTGCGTAACTGCAAAGATAACTTAGAATACTTATCTAAGTATGATAATATTGTTCTGTGTTTTGATTCAGATGACGCAGGTAAGAAAGCTGCCAAGCAGGTAGCATCTCTGTTTGAACCAGACCAATGTAAGATCGTTAACCTTACTGACTATAAAGACTCATGCGACTATCTTCTTAACGGTAAGAGAGAAGACTTTACCCGTGCATGGTGGAACGCTAAGATGTACACACCAGCAGGTATTCTTAACCTTGCTGACATGGGTGATGCACTATACGAGGAAGGTAACTACAAGACCTGTCCATATCCTTGGCAAGGTATGAACGATAAGCTGTACGGCATACGTACAGGTGAGTTAGTAACCTTCACTGCGGGTACTGGTACGGGTAAGTCCAGTGTTATCAGAGAGTTACAACACCATGTACTTATGAATACAGATGAGAACATTGGCGTCATCTCTTTGGAAGAGAATGTACGTTCAACTATCTTTCACCTCATGTCAGTAGAAGCTAACGCTAGGCTGTACATCAGAGAAGTACGCGAACAGTTTAGTCGTGGTGACTTGGAGAAGTGGCAAGAAGCTACGGTAGGTACACGTAGGTTCTATGCCTTCGATCACTTTGGTAGCATGAGGACTGATGAGATACTTGCACGTATCAGATACATGATCAAAGCACTGGACTGTAAGTGGATATTCCTTGATCACCTATCAATCCTTGTGTCAGGCTTGGAAGGTGACGATGAGCGTAGGAACATCGACAACCTGATGACTAAGCTACGATCTATTGTAGAAGAAACTAACGTAGCTTTACTGCTTGTGTCTCACTTACGTAGGACAGGTGCAGACAAGGGACATGAAGACGGTAAGGAAGTTAGTCTTGCCCATCTTAGGGGCAGTCAAAGCATAGCACAACTGTCAGACGGAGTGGTAGCTATGGAACGCGACCAGCAATCTGATGATCCTAATGTTGCTAACACTACTACCATTCGAGTGTTGAAGAATAGGTACAGTGGTGACACTGGTGCAGCGTGTCATCTGTTCTTTAACAATGACACAGGACGCTTGACAGAGGTAGATAGTTTAGGTAGTAATGAAGAAGAGGATAACGATTTGGAGTTATAAATGGATGTAGTTCTGGACATAGAAACTGATAGCTTAGATGCTACAGTTATCCATTGCATTGTGGCAAAGGAAAGAGAGTCAGGAAAGTACCATGTTTGGAAAGAAAAAGAATGTTATAATTACTTTCCTCTATTTGCTAAGAGAGTAAACAAGTTTATAATGCATAATGGAATATCGTTTGATGCTCCAGTACTGAACAGATTAACTGGGACAAAGATAAAACTGTCACACGTAGAAGACACTTTGATCTTATCCCAGTTGACTGATCCGATACGTGAAGATGGACATTCTCTTCAGTCATGGGGTAACAGATTTGATTATCATAAGATAAACTTTAAAGACTTCGATCACCTGTCCGATGAGATGATCACATATTGTAAAAGAGATGTGGACATAACTGAACGGGTGTGGATTAACTTACAACAAGACATAAAAGATATTGGTAGACGATCTATTGATCTTGAATATAAGATTAGATCGTTAGTCAGTAAGCAAGAAAGGAATGGGTTTACCCTTGATTTACAGAAAGCAACTAGTCTTATCGCACGGCTGCAGGACAAGTCAGATGAACTACAAAGAGAAGTTCAAACAAGATTTGTTTCTATTCCTGTGGCAGTTAAAGAAATTACACCTCGTTACAAAAAGGATGGTAGTCTTTCTGTTGTGGGTCTGCGGCATATACAAGACCCGACAACAGTTGGAGGACCGCACACATCTATTGATTACCAAACATTTAATCTTGCCTCCCGTCAGCAGATCGTTAGTCGATTAACTAAGTGTGGTTGGCAACCTAATAAGTTTACAGAAAAAGGACATGCAATCGTAGATGAATCTGTGCTTCGTGGAGTAGACATTCCAGAGGCACAGATGATTGCAGAATATCTAACACTAAAGAAACGTATTGCCCAAGTTCAATCTTGGATAGCGGCGGTTCATTCTGATGGGAAAGTTCATGGACAAGTTCTTACATTACGTGCAATCTCTGGACGTATGGCACACCATTCACCTAACATGGCACAGGTTCCTGCAAGCTACTCTCCCTACGGCAAAGAGTGCAGAGAGTGTTGGACCGTTGGAGATACAACTAATATTCTTGTTGGTTGTGATGCTTCTTCGCTTGAGTTACGGGCATTAGCACACTATCTAAATGATCCTAAGTTCACCAGTGAAGTAGTCGATGGTGACATCCATACAGCAAATCAAAAGGCAGCAGGTCTTGATACACGTGATCAAGCCAAGACATTCATCTATGCATTTATTTTTGGAGCAGGTGCAGCTAAGATAGGTAGTGTAGTAGGCGGCACGGCACAGGATGGTCAACGTCTGATAGATAGATTCTTATCTAACGTACCAGCATTAGCGATACTAAGAGAAAGAGTTGACAAGGCAAGTCAGAGAGGTTATCTTATTGGTCTTGATGGCAGACATTTAAAAGTACGTAACCAACATGCAGCAGTTAACTTACTCATACAAGGAGCAGGTGCTGTTATTTGTAAGCAGTGGTTAGTAGATATAGATATACTATCTCGTAACAAGAAACTTAATTCTAAACTAATTGCTTCTATTCACGATGAGTATCAGCATGAAGTATTTAAACCTCATGCTAAAATATTTGGAGAGTTAACTAAACAGGCTATGAAAGAAACAGAAAGGAAATTAAAAATCAAATGCCCATTGGACAGCGAGTACAAGATCGGCCACAACTGGTCAGAGACTCACTAGTAACTCTTAACCTTACAGAATTAAGAGTAAGCGATTTTATAGGTAAGTCTCGTAACAGACAGAACAGGGGAGCAGGAATATATGACGCTGCTGTAGCTGACACACACAAGATAGATACTCTAGGAGCAGAAGCAGAGTTAGCGTTTGCTAAGATGTGTGATATCTATCCTAAAGATTTCTTAGTCTTAGAACCTAAGTCAAAAGCTAAAGGCACTGACGCTGGTGATCTTACAGTAGATGGTATTAGTATTGATGTGAAAGCTACTACCCATGAGAAGGGTATGTTATTGTCTACATCAAAGCATACATCTGGAATAGAGTTATTTGCTTTAATGGTTAAGAAAGGAGATGATACGTTTCAACTTAAAGGATTCATGCTTGCCGATGAGTTAGCTAAAGAAGAAAGATTTGGTAGAGCAGGTGGTAAGCTAAGACGAGCAGCTTACGTAGCTACACAAGATGAATTGTATAACTATGCGGAGGCAGTAGAGCGTTTAAAATATAGAGAAAAAAAATTAAAGAAAGTTGTTGACACCTGATTGGTGTTAGTTTAAAGTACGAAAATAAATTATCAAGCCACAACAGAGTGGCACAACCAAAGGAGAATATACTATGGACGTAAATATTATTTCTGGTAAAGCATACTGGGCAAGCATCACGGCACCTAACACTACCTATGAACCTGTTTGGTCTGTGGATGTATGCTTGGATGAAGACTCTAAGAAGAAAGTTGAAAGCTTGGGTCTTGCGGTGCAGAATAAAGGTGATGACCGTGGAGACTTTGTTAAGATCAAACGCAAGGTCAATAAGAAAGACGGTTCAGTTCGTCCATCACCTGTAATTAAAGATTCCCAAAACAATACTTGGGATGGTAATCTTGTAGGCAATGGTAGTCTGGTTAATGTTAAGTTTACTACTTATGATTGGACCTATGCTGGTAAGAGTGGGGTAGCATCAGACTTGATGGGAGTACAGGTAGTTGATCTAGTACCCTTTGGAGGTGACGGGTCAAACTTTGATACCGTTGATGGTGGCTATACTGTAGGTGCACAACAAGAAGAAGGAGAAGATGTACCGTTCTAAGTAGTTTCACTAGGGTCTACTATTCTCATTAAAGCCTATCGTTAATGAGACTATGGGTAGAATTTATAACAGGTGTGGAGAGGGACTGTTATTTTGTTAATTCACAATAGGAATACAAATGAATAAAGCTTTAATTATTGGAGGTTCAGGCCAAGATGGTTTTTATCTCAGTCAATTTCTTTTAGAGCAAGACTATCACGTTCATTCTCTTGTTCGTAGATCGTCAGTAAATAACTTTGAAAGAATAGATCAACTAGAAAGTAAAGTAAATTTCCATACATCTTATGGAGATTTGACTGACGCTTCAGGATTACTTAGGGTAATTAAAGAAGTACAGCCTACAGAAATCTATAACTTAGGTGCACAGTCTGATGTAAGAATATCATTTGATATACCAGAGTACACAGGAGATGTAGATGGACTAGGTACTACCCGTTTGCTTGAGTGTATTAGAACTTTAGGTATGATTGATACCTGTAAGTTCTATCAAGCATCTACATCAGAACTATATGGTAAGGTACAAGAAGTACCACAGACAGAGACTACCCCCTTCTACCCTCGCAGTCCTTATGGTATAGCTAAACAGTACAGCTATTGGATGGTAAAAAATTACCGCGAAGCTTATGGATTGTATGGATGCAACGGTATTCTATTTAACCATGAGTCTCCAATGAGGGGAGACAATTTTGTTACACAGAAGATCGTTAAGGGTATTATAGATATCATGTATGGTAAGAAAGAATATCTTACAGTAGGCAATCTCAATGCTAAACGTGATTGGGGACATGCTGCTGATTATGTAGAAGGCATGTGGTTGATGATGCAACAAGATAAACCTGACGATTATATTCTTGCTACGGGTAAAGCACATTCTATAAAAGAATTAATTGAGTATGGATTTAATAAATATCTTGGTGTACAACTACAGTGGGAAGAGGAAGGAGTTAATGAAATAGGGTTTGACATTAAAGAAAACTCAGAGTATAAAGGTATTCTAGTTAATTGTAGTCCTGAGTTTTATCGTCCAACAGAGGTTGATCTATTGTTGGGTGATCCTACTAAGGCAGAGATAGAACTAGGATGGGAGAGAGAATATTCTTTCCATGATTTGATTGATGAAATGTTTGAGTATCAACTAGAAAGGAAATCAAGTTAATGACTACTGATCAAAAAGTTCTTCGCGCTTTGCAGAAGCGTATGCGTGTTACTCGTAAGACTGCCATCCAACGTGGGTGGGCAGAGAATCTTACAGCATCTATTGCGTCTCTCCGTAAACGTGGTTATGAGATTGATACAGTCACGGCTAAGACACCGGAAGGTGAAAACTATACACGTTATCGTTTGAACGAAGTTTAAAGGATTAGACAGAATGAGTAATAAAAAAATAGATACATTGGTAGAAGATATATATTCACTCTTCACTTCAGAAGAAAAAGTGAATGTATCTGAAGATGATCTAACTGTATTAGCAGAAGAGATTACTCGTTCTGTCTCCTTTGCTCTTACTGAAAGCCGTAAGAAAAAGAAAACTTTAAGGCTATCTCTTATTGGTCAACCAGATAGAAAGATTTGGTACAACTTAAATAAGGAGGACAAGGAAGATGGAGAAGGCTTGAAAGGAAATGACTATATAAAATTCTTGTACGGTAATATCCTTGAGAGTCTTCTCGTCTTCTTGTGTAAGGCAGCAGGACACCCAGTTACAGATCAACAAAAAGAATTAAAGATTGACGGTATTGTAGGTCATCAAGATGCTAAAGTAGATGATGTCTTGGTAGATTTTAAGAGTGCTTCAAGTTTCTCATTTAAAAAGTTTAAGGAAGGTGCTATATTTACAGACGATCCTTTTGGTTACATTGCACAACTATCTGCTTACGCTCACGCTAACAATGTAAAAGAAGCAGGGTTTATTGTTATAGATAAATCTAGTGGAGAGATAGCCTACTGTCCTGTCCATCATATGGAGATGATAAATGCAGAGGAAAGAATCAACCACCTCAAGAAGATGGTCAAGTCTCCTATCCTACCTGATAGGTGTTATGATGATATTCCTGACGGTAAGTCTGGCAATCGCCGTCTTTCTGTTGGCTGTAATTTTTGTGAGTATAAGCGTGACTGCTGGTCTGATGCTAACGGTGGTGCAGGGTTACGGGAGTTTAAATACTCAAACGGTTCAAAGTTCTTAACACAAGTAGAACGCACACCTGATGTAGAAGAACTATATGCCTGAGAAATATAGATCAGGTAGCGAAAGAACTACAGCAGAATATCTAAGAAGCGTGAAGGTTAAGTATGAGTTTGAACCGTACTACATTCCTTATATGTGGATTGAATCTAAAAGATACTTACCGGACTTTATCCTACCGTCAGGTATAATCTTAGAAGTTAAAGGTAGGTTCACTTTAGAAGATAGAAAGAAACATTTGTTTTTAAGAGAATCTAATCCTGATCTTGATGTACGGTTTGTATTTGATAGACCAGCAAGCAAGCTATACAAAAGGAGTAAAACAACTTATGCAGATTGGTGTAACAAGCATGGCTTTAAATATTGTAAGTTATCAGATGGTTTACCTGACAGTTGGTTAGATGATAAAAAAAGAAAACCTTCTGGTAGAGTTAGAAAAGCTAGTAGAAAATCAAAAGGCACCGCCACAACAACTACTGTTTCTTAGTGTCCTATTACAGGCTATGTTAGATGCTACTAAGCCTGAACATAATAAAGAATCACATGAGTCTATCGTCTCAAGAAACAATGCAAAGGCTTGGTTCTTTGCATCTGTAGGTGTGACCGCTGAAGATTTCTATACTGTATGTGATATAGCAGGAGTTGATCCTGACTATGTTCGTACCTTTGCTTACAAGGTAATTAAGTCTAAAGAAATTAACTACGTAAGGAAAAGAATTAATGCCGTCCTCACATTTGACTAGGAGTAAAAAGATGGATAGAGATACAGAGATTGCACAACTATATGCAGCACTTCCTAATTTTAAATTTGATGAAGGAGAATATATAGATGAGGTACATGAGTATGTTACCTCTACATATAAGGAACACTATGCAAAAGGTAAGTACCAAGCCACTGATGTAATACTAGATAGTGGACATGGTGAAGGTTTTGTAATGGGTAACATCTTAAAATACTGGAAGAGGTACGGTAACAAAGAAGGTAAGAATAGGAAGGACTTGTTAAAGATTATTCACTATGCCATAATCATGCTTTATGTACATGATCATATTAACAAAGGAGTTTAGTATATGCCCACCTTTCGATCTAATGAAAACCCTATGTTCCGTTCCAAGTTTAGTGAGGATATCTTCAAACATAAGTATGCTCATCATGGTTGTGAGACATGGGCAAGCCTAGCATCTGTACTGGTAGAAGATGTTTGTTCTCCTCAGTTGAAACAAGATGAGATAGATCAGCTTAAAGAATATATCACTGATCTAAAATTTATTCCCGGTGGTAGGTACTTGTACTATGCGGGCAGACCTAACAAGTTCTTTAACAACTGTTATCTTCTGAAGGCAGAGGAAGATACACGTGAAGATTGGGCAGACCTGTCATGGAAGAGTGAGTCATGTCTGATGACAGGTGGTGGTATTGGTGTAGATTATTCTGTATATCGTGAGGAAGGTAGGGTGTTGTCAGGTACGGGCGGTCTTGCTTCTGGTCCTATCCCTAAGATGTTAATGATCAACGAAATTGGCCGAAGGGTCATGCAGGGTGGTAGTCGTAGGTCAGCTATCTATGCCAGTATGAATTGGAAACATGCAGATGTAAGTAAGTTCCTTGTAAGTAAGAACTGGTACGATATGCCAGTAGGTAATACAGGATTTAATATTGGTCAGGTTAAGGAACAAGACTTTAACTTTATTGCGCCGTTAGATATGACTAACATTAGTGTTAACTACGATACAGAGTGGTTACTTAACTATTGGGAGACAGGAGATGTTGGGTCTACTTTTAAGCAGAATGTTCGACAAGCCTTACGTACAGCCGAACCGGGATTCTCGTTTAACTTCTTTGATAAAGAAAATGAAACGCTACGTAATGCGTGTACTGAAGTTACTTCGAAGGATGATTCAGATGTTTGTAACTTAGGTTCAGTCAACCTTGGAAGAGTAGATACTATAAAAGAATTTAAAGATATTGTTCACTTAGCTACTAAATTTCTTATGTGTGGTACGCTTAAAGCAAAGCTACCTTATGATAAAGTCTATAAAGTACGAGAGAAGAATCGTAGGCTTGGTCTAGGTCTAATGGGTATGCATGAGTGGTTGATTAAGCGAGGTTCTAAGTATGAAGTTACTGATGAACTACACCAATGGTTAGGAGTTTACAAAGGAGTGACTGATGATACTTCTAAAAAGACTGCTGATGAAATGGATATCAGTAGACCAGTAGCTAACCGTGCTATTGCACCTACAGGAAGTATTGGTATTCTTGCAGGTACAAGCACAGGAGTAGAACCAATCTTTGCTGTATCCTATAAGCGTAGGTATTTAAAAGGTGGTACACGATGGCACTACCAGTATGTAGTAGATAGTGCAGCACAGGAGTTGATTGATCTTTATGATACTAAGCCAGATAACATTGAGTCTGCCCTTGATCTTGCAGGGGATTACAAAAGACGTATGAAGTTTCAAGCTGACGTTCAAGACTATGTAGATATGTCCATCTCCTCTACTATTAATCTACCATCATGGGGAAGTAAGCTGAACAATGAAGATACTGTTATGGACTTTACTAATACTCTTGCCTCTTACGCACATCGCTTACGTGGCTTTACTGTATACCCTGATTCATGTCGTGGTGGGCAGCCACTAACATCTGTACCTTATAAGGAAGCTGTAGATAAGTTAGGTGAAGAGTTTGAAGAAGGTCTTGAGACACATGATATTTGTGATATCACGGGGCATGGTGGGAGTTGTGGAGTATAATGCATACCTATTGCTGCTATAAAGAAGAACTTCCTGCTGAACTGTGTAAGGGATTAGTGAACATAGGGAGAGAGTTAAATAAAGAAGAGGCGAAAGTATTTAAAGAAGGTGATGACATTAAGATGCAGGAGGTTAGGAATAATAAAATAACATGGTTAGAAAATCCTGAACTGACTAGCATCCTTCAGTTGTACGTAGAGAAAGCTAATAAAGAAGCAGGATGGAACTTTAATGTAAATTGTTTTGAAACTCCTCAAGTTTCTTTCTATGGTAAAGGACAGTTCTATGATTGGCATATGGACACAGGAGTAGAATTACCCTCTGATCCTTTTGTAAGAAAGTTATCGGTTAGCGTTACTTTAGAAGATACTTTTAAAGGAGGAGACTTTCAGATACAGGATTGGGTACATCCTCAAGCTAGTAAAAAATTCTCTACCCTAAAGGATATGAGGAAGACAGGTAGCATTGCTGTCTTTCCCTCCTTCATGTTTCACAGAGTAACTAAGGTAAAAGAAGGTGAACGATCTTCTTTGGTCTGTTGGTTCAGAGGAGAAAAGTTTACTTAATTTTTTTCTTGACAACTATTTTATAGTGTAGTAGGATGTACACGGTACGACCAATGTGGTGTACCTAATTAACTCGCTTAACAAAGGAGACTATAATGAATTTAGAAACTAAAGGAGATTATATAGCTTATCTAAATAGAAACTCTAAGACAATCCAAGACTATATGTTAGGGTTTGCTATGGACGATATGTTCAAACGCTTACCAAGTAACCTTGGTTCTTTTCCTCCACATGACTTAGAGAAAAAGGATACGATGTATAAGCTTACCCTAGCTGTCGCAGGATACTCTAAAGAAAATATAAATATTGAGCTAAAAGATAATTTACTTACTATCGAAGGAGACAGGGGAGAGAATGAGAGAGAAGACTTAATAGTAACAGGCATTGCTGCACGTAAGTTTCGTAAATCATTTTCATTATCTGATACAATGGAAGTAAGAGATGCTGATCTAAAGGATGGTCTTCTTGCTATAACATTTGAAGAGGTTAAACCTGAAGAAGAAAAACCTAAAGTAATTGAAATAAAATAATTATAACATTAGGGGTGCATCAAAGTAAGATGCATCCCTTTTTATAAGGATGAGAAACTAACATGAGTAGTATACCTACTGTATATATAGGCTATGATCCTAAAGAAAAAGTTTACTGTGACGTTCTTGAGTACAGTATAAACAAACATGCCTCTTCTCCTGTTAACATTGTTAGACTGAAACAGGATAGTGTTAGGCGTACAGGTTTGTACTGGAGAACCATGATAATTAAAGATGGTCAACAGGTAGATTCATTTGATGAAAAACCTTTCTCAACTGAGTTTAGTTTTACACGTTTTCTTGTACCATTTCTAAATCTACATCAAGGTCATGCGTTATTTATGGACTGTGATATGTACATGAGAGACGATATAAATAAACTATTTAACCTCTTCGCTTATAGAGATTTTTCTGTAGCTTGTGTGCATCATGCATATCATCCTAATGATAAATACAAAATGGATAACAAACTACAGCAGACTTACTTTAGAAAGAACTGGTCAAGCTTTATGTTATTTAACTGTGGCAATCCAGAATTAAATGAACTAACTGTATCTGATGTGAACACTAGTAGCGGAGGTTGGTTGCATGGTATGCATTGGGCAGAATCAATAGGACAGATAACTGAAGAATGGAACTGGCTTGATGGTCATTCACATGAAGACCTTGATCCTAAGTGTGTGCACTTTACAACAGGTGGACCAATGTTCAGGAACTGGGAAGGAAAGAGAGAAATAGATAATCACTATGCAAAAGAGTGGAATGAACTATATAAGGAAATGAGTGAACAATATGACTAATTTTGTAACATCGTTTAGTGGAAAGAACTACGCTACTTATGCTAAGAGTATGCTTGAGTCAGTAGTAGAACATTGGGAAGAAGATTTAAAACTAGTAGCTTACTATGATTCATGTAGTGAAGAACAGATTGCAGAGTTTCCTAAGTCACCTCTCATTGAATACCGTGACTTAGATTTAGTTGAAGACCGTACTAATTATCTGGAGCGTATGAAGCACCATGATGGTACAGAGAATGGTCAGATGGAATATAACTGGCGTATGGATGCACTGAAGTGGTGTCATAAAGTCTATGCTTTAACTGATTACTTCATGGAGATTTCTGAAGAAGAAGTTAAGGGTGGTTGGTTAATCTGGATGGATGCAGATGTCATTACTCATAACAAACTTAATGAGGATACTCTCTTTAAAGCCTTTCCTAAAGACTCAGAGTTAGTACATCTAGGTAGAAAAGATATTGACTTTAGTGAAACAGGCTTCATTGGTTTTAATCTTGACTATCAAATGCCTCACTACTTTCTTGCAGACATTCGAGGATGCTATGATATTGGAGAAGTAGTATCATATCGTGAATGGACTGATGCATTCATTATGACTAGGTTCATTAACATCTATGCAGCACATGGCATGAATGTGCATAACCTTACACCAGAAGCTAAAGGACTAGCTGTCTTTGAACAGTCTAACCTTAATGAATTTATGATGCACTACAAAGGTAATCGTAAGAACGAAGTCATGTCTGAACAAGGCTTTTCACAGGACGTAGTACTACCTCGTTACGGACAGCTTGCTACTATGGTACGTGCTTATGAACCTGATCGGATTGTAGAGATTGGTACATGGAATGGTGGCAGGGCAATTGAGATGGCGCTTGCTTCCTTTGAAAAGAGGGATGACTTTCACTACATTGGTTTTGATTTGTTTGAAGAAGCTACCCAAGAAATAGATAAGCTTGAACTAAATATTAAACAACACAACACTTACAAGGCAGTCTTTGATCGTCTCACTGAGTTTGAAGAGAAGATGAAGGAGAAGGGTAAAACATTTACCTTTAAACTACATAAGGGTAACTCCCGTGATACACTAAAGAAAGCTAAGAAAGAATTAAAGAAAGTTCCTTTTGCTTTTATTGATGGTGGTCACAGTGAAGACACAATCAAAAGTGACTACGATAATCTAAAACATATACCCGTCATTGTCTTTGATGACTTCTATTCCAAGGATGAGAATGGACATACTGTATCTCAAGAAAAGGTAGGAGTTAATAAGCTTATCCGTGACGAGATGGAAGGTAAGCGTATGCATGTACTACCATCTCAAGATAAAGTATCTGGTGGTGGTCTTGTCCATCTTGCTGTACTGCTTAACAATGCAGACTTGCCTGACATTCCTATTGAACTAAGGCGTATCCCTATTGTCGTACACCCTAAAGACTGTGTGCCTAAAGATGATATTGTTGAGAACATTAATGCTAATCTAAATCTTATAAAAAGTTGGGATAGTGTACAACAATACTACCCTCATTCAGAAGCTGCTATCATTGTCTCTGGTGGATCGTCCATTGACTTTGACAAGCTAAAAGAACTACAAGAAGAAACAAATGGTAAAATAATCTGTGTTAAGCATAGCTATCCTAAACTATTAGAGGCTGGCATAAAGCCTTGGGGTTGTGTTATACTTGATCCTCGTACTATTGAGGGTGAAAGTACACACGGTATAGTTCGTAAAAGTTTGTTTGAAACTATTGATCCTTCAACTAAATTTTTTGTAGCATCTATGACAGAACCTTCTGTTACTAAATATATTTTAGAACGAACATCTAATGTATATGGATGGCACGCTTACTCTGAAGCTATTAAAAACAGAATAAATAATAAAGCGGACTATCCTGAAGAGGAGCAGATACAGATAAGTGATGACGTAACCTTTGTTACTGGTGGTACTTGTGCAGCTATGCGAGCGATTGGTATGCTCCATATCTTTGGGTTTAGAAACTTTCATCTCTTTGGTTTTGATTGTTCTGTACCTGAAGTATCTGAAGAAGAACAGAAAGAAACTCTCTTTGATGGTAAAACTAAGTACATGAAAGTAGAGATTAATGAAAAAGAATTTTGGACTACCGGAGAACTGTTGGCAATGGCACAAGATTGTGAACAGTTGTTTGATGCACCTCAAATAGATATGGGTGTAGAGTTTTATACCAAGCATGATACACTAGCTAACCAAGTCTATCTAACATCACGACACGGTAATAAAACTTACTACGCTAATACATTTAACTCTTAAAGAAAGGAACTGATTATGCTAGAAACGCTAACAAGTAATATAGAGATTATCGTCTCTACTCTTACAGGTATCATTACGATTGCTAGTATCGTTATTGCAGGTACAGCTACCCCTGATCCTGATTCTGTCTTAGGAAAAGTTTATAAGGTAGTAGAACTACTAAGTCTTACAGTAGGTAAAGCAAAAGAAACAGGTAAGAAAGAAGTAGTAGTAGAAGAAGTACCTACTGTTAAAGGTAAGACTGAGAAAATAAAATAATGTTGTCTTTAGTTTCTTCTGTCATTGGTTTCTTAGGTAAGATACTACCCTTATTGTTTGCCTTTAAAGCAGGTAAGGATAATGCAGAGAAGAAAGAACTAGAAACTGCAGTAGACAATGCAAAGGAAAGAAATAAAATTGAAAAAAAAGTTGACATGCTTTCTGATGCTGATGTGTCTAAGCAGTTGCGGAAGCGTTGGAGGAGAGGCGGCATTCTGTAGTTGGTCATTCCCAATTCTAATCAGTGATGCTGACTCTCTCTCCAACGAAACTGCTAGACAAGTACTAAGCCATAATCTTACATGGGAAAAATTCTGTGACTAAAGAATTAAATCTTAAACAAGAAAAGTTTTGCCAAGCATACGTCCTGTACAGGAATGCTACTGAGTCAGCTAAGATCGCTGGATACTCTGATGTATCTGCACACACGCAAGGACATAGGTTGGTTCAGCGTCCTGATATACAGGAACGTATAGAGGAATTAGAAAAAGAAATTGAAACTAATATTGATGTAGTAGCAGAGATTGAAAATCAATATACGTATGCTAAAAATAATGGTCACACTAACAGCGCAATTAAAGCTTTAGAAGTTTTGTCTAAGATTAGAACTGCTAAAGATGATGAAGTTCCTAAGTCAATAGCAGAATTAGAAGGTGAGATAGTTAGAAGTTTAGAAATACTAGGAGAAGAAAGATCATCTAAGATTTTCCTCCAATGTAAGTGGTTTGAAGAGCAACAAGAAGAAAACGAAGCCATATAAAGACCCGTGAGTAGGGTTAGAGATAGGCTTGGCTACCCATACCCCAAAATATACTACTTCTTCTGGACGGTCTTCCTAGAGGCTTATGGAGGCATTGGCCTGTAAGGTGACGTTTTTGAGTAGAAAAATAGAACAATCAGATCAATTTTCTTTTTCTGTATAGTCTTTCTCCTTTTGGACAGGTGGATGCACACCATTATGCATGTGCTGTATAGATTTCACTTCTTCTTGAAGCTTAGTTATTTGAGCATGTACTACTCCCTTACGTTTATATTCTTTAGCTAAGTTATCAGGACTAAGAATATTAGTAAGCACACTAATCTGACTACGTAAGACAGCTACATTATTTTCTACTTTATCTTGTTCTCTATTTAATTCATCTACCTGATCTTTTATCTCTTGTTGTGTTGCTTTGAGTGCAGTTACCTGTGCACGTACTAATGCCCACGCACCTGACAGAGATGCAACTACTGCGCCTACTTGAAATAAAAACTGTGCATCCATTTGCATAATTAATTCACTATCTTTTCTCGTAGGTCTTCTAGTGTATCTTCTACACTATCTACAACATCTTTTTTAGGGTCACGAACTAAAGGTATTTGTCTAAGAAGAGGAATTAAATTACCTATCTCTCTAGCTAATGCTCTTGCATTATCATTTAAAACATAACCTGCTCCAGCTTCAGCTATATTAGCACCTTGACTTAATGCAGGACCAAGTATAACTTCAAAGAAATTAGACCCATACTTTTGAGAATTAAGTGCATCAAATATTATTGTACCCATTCCAAAAATATTACTTCTTCGCAATGCTTCCATTATTTGATCCTTACCATCTAACTTATCAAACGGACTTTCCTTATTTCCATAACGAATTTCATCTTTAAGACCTTGAATAAACATAGAAGCAGCAACAATTAAACTGAGAGCAATAGTATATTTCATCATCTCTCCAGCAGGAATACGACCACCATCTTGTCCTGTTACTTGTTTAGTTAGAGGAACACCTATCTCTCTCCACATCCTGCCACCAACTATATTACCAAAGGTAGCTAAAAATCCTTTCAACTGTGCAACCATTGCAAGGTGTGGATCACTCATCCATAAAGGACGATTGACTGCATTCGGTGCCATAATAAATTCGTCTACAGTTTTAGACATAGCCTTACCAATAATAGGTGGATCAGATTGGGTAGGGTCTAATGCCCAATCTTGAACTACTTCTGAATTAGGATTAATTATTCCTTGTTCCATTAGTCTACGTTTAGAGTCTAAGTATTCTTTAGTTTTCTTCCTTCCTCCACGATCATATTTATTTATTATTTTTAAATCATTTCTCATCTGCATACGAGCAGCTTGAAATGCCATGTCTCTACTAATCTGCGTAACAGTTGTTAGCATAGTCGTTCTAAAGAAAGCATTAGTAATTTTTCTAGCTACAGTAACTCCAGATATGTCTCCAAATCTATCCGCAAGGACACCATCTAATCCCTGTAGTATACCAGCAAAAGCTTTCTCAGATTGATTCATAGGAATTTTAGGAAATACTTTTCTTAATCCATTCTTTAGACCATTAAACGCAGCTTTACTAGCACCGAACAATGCGTACTTTGGACTTACTCGTGACAAAATAATAAGCGGTTCAGTTAAGGCAGTAAGACCTACTAAAGGTAAGGTAAGGATGTACTGAGAAGTGAGTATCCATTTCTGAAGACCTTGCCATCCCTTATCATTCAAACGATTATATCGTTGTTGTGTAGCTTGGTATACCTTTTTAACTTGATCTATCTCAGCTTGGTTAATGCCTCCTGCATCAGCATCACCTATTTTATTAAGGTCTTTTAAATCCGCATTTAAATTATCAGCAAGATTTTTACTATGTATTTTTCTGTTGCCATCTAAAATATATTTATAAAGTATACCTTGTAAATCAGTCTCTATTAATCCAGCTTCTCTTAACTTCTGTCGTATCTCAGGAGTAATAGTTCTTTTTTCTTGTTGTGATATTCGTGCATCCCTAGCGCGAGGTTGCGTCTGCGTTTCGACATCAATTTCTATATCACTTTCATTAAGAATACCATCATTACCCTCAATCCTATCTACAGTAGTCTGTGCTTCTACATTACTAAAGCCATTCTCTTGTAGAATCTTAGCCATCTTTCTTCTGTTTAATGGTCCAGTTTTATAGATAGTAGGAAGATAACCATCTACAAAATCTATGTCTACCCCTGCGTCTTGAAGACGTTTAAAAAATCCTGTAGATTTAGGTTTAGCAATAACCCTATTATTTATTTCTTTAAAGGGTTTGCTATCTACAATATTTCTTAGAATACTTTGTCTTTCTGTAGGTGCTTCTCTTACTCTATTCATATAATCTAAACGCATAGGTTCAATTGCTGATTCTATAGTATTATATTCTTCTCTAGTTATCCTTCCTTCATCTAATGCTTTCTGTACTTTACTAGATACTCTATCACTTTTAATAGCAGTAATTAAATCTTTAGAAGTGATGGTTATTGGCTTGGCAGCTTTTCCTGTATTAGGATCAATTTCTACCGTACCTAAAAAATTTTTAATACTGTTAGCTGCATTTCCAATAGCGGGACTTGATGGTGTTTTACCCTCTACTATTACTTGGTATACCTCATCACTTATTTTTTTAGGGATAGCACGTTGAATAAAAGGAAGTTTAATATTTCGTTTTAAAGTATTAAAAGTCTCTTGTAAGACAGCAGCATCTTGTCCTGTAGACTGACTTACTAAGTTAGGAAAAGCAAGAAGGGATTGTACTACTGATGCACCCTTATTTGACCTTCGTCCTAAATTAGCCAACGGTGCTACAGAAGTTCTAAAAAGACCAGATATTATACGAGAAGAAGTCATTGGTTTATCAGGTGTTAATTTACCTTCATACATACCTCTTTCAGCTATGTCAGTCTCTTGATTAGTAATTCCTTTTTGTAACTCTATTAAACCTTGATCTAATTCTTCTGCTCTAGTAGCCAAAGATTTTCTCATGGCATTACTAGCAAAAGTAGCAGGTGCGCCTATGCTATGTCCACCTACAAATCCTAATGCAGCAGCATCTATTAATCTATTTTTTACAACGTCAGCACTATAAGGAAATAAATTTCCTTCGTCTAAAGCTAAACCTACCGATGCCATTTGAACTGCTTCTTGTCCAGACTCTACTAATGTTTCAGCAGTTCCAGCTTTTAAACCTCCAGCGGTAGTAGCTAATGCTGTGTTTACTATTTTCTTTGCTGCTGATTGACCTGTGTCTTTGGCTATTTCATCTATTACAGCTTTTGGACCAAACTGTTTAGCAAATGATCCTATTACTGCTGACATTCCTATTCTATCTAATACAGCCATTATACCACCTGCGGCCATAGCATAGTCTATAGCCTTATCTTCAGGTACACCTTGTTCTATTTGTTCTTCAAAAGTAGGTCCAGTATTCATTAAGAAACTTCCACCTAATAAAGCTAATGTTCCTACACCAGTTGCAACAGCGGTAGGTACACCTACAGCCGCAGCAGCGATAGGCGCGGCCATCAAACCAGCAACAGGACCAAAAGACCCTACTGCGTTACCTGACATATCTTTAACTAACAACATACCTCTTTCTAAAGCTGCACCTAAATCTTCTTCATCACCATACTGTTCTTTAATCTCCTCTAGTCCTTGAGTAAAGGAAGCAGTTCTTGTAGGTGTACCGTAATAGTCTATATCCTTTTGTTGTCTTTCTTGTTCCTCTATTCCCCAAACTTCTAACTCTGGAATTTCAAACTTCTTGCCCAGAAGTTCAACAGTTTTAGCCATTCCTTGCTCAAGTTGATTCATGCTTCTTAATGCATTACTACTCCATGAGTCAGGGTCAGATACTCTAGGAACATATGTCTCCTCTCCTGCTTCATCTTTAGTAAGCTGAATAGTAGGCGTACCTAATTGTACCTCTGATGTCATCTCCTCCCATGAAGGAACATCCGAATAATCAAATGAAGAACTTCCTGAAGGAACATCGGAATAATCAAATGAAGAAGTTTTAGTTAAAAGTTCAGACATACTATTTAGTCAATGAAGGAAGTGACTGTAAAAATTTAGTAGTTGCAGTTTGTTCTGCTTCATACGGATTTTTATTTAGACCTATTGCTGTATTAAAACTTCCCGTCCATGAACGAAGATTAGCCATATTCTCTAATATATCTTCCCCTGAAGAACTAAAGATACGTCCTTTATTAACCTCATATCCCTTATCTGAGAGTATCTTTTTATGTGCACCAGATAAATTATCTAAATCAAGAATATTTTTCATAGCTTCTTGTGCAAAGTTTATTTGTTCTTCCGTATCTATCTTATATCCTCTTCCTTTTTGCCTATGATCCATTAATTTAATTTGTGTATCTAACCCTTTAAGTTTTAAGTTTGCTGCTGCAACTTGTGCTTTAGTAGTAGCATTCCTTAATTGTGCATTAGCTACTCTCTTTTGAATATCTAACTTACGACCTTCCATAACCATAGTAGCTTGTTGTTTACTTAGGCCAAGTTCATCTTGTAACTCACGCCTGTCCAACTTAGCAAAGTCAAGAGCAAGCTTCTTCTGTTTATCACTAAGCTTTGCTAGCTTAGTAGTAAACTTAGAGTCTTTCGCACCCTTACCTATAGTCTCAAGGAACGTCTGTCCTCCCGGTTGAGCGAGAATACCAAATCCTAAGTCCATAAGTGCATAACCTTTTTCAACTTCACCACCTTCATCAAGTTGCTTTTGAAGTAACTCTCTTTCTTTTCCTGTTGCTTCTTTTAACTTCTCGTTAATCTCTGTCATTTTAAGATACTCAGGTGAGTTACGCATCTTATCCACTTCACTTATAAATTCTACCTTAGTTGTATTAGCTAATTCATAATCTCCTGCAACACCACCATCTTTAACATCAGATGCAAGACTTTCTTTAACTTTTATTTCAGCATCACTTTGTTCACCTGCGCCTTTCTGCATTATCTCTTCAATACTTTCTAAACCTGACTGTTCCATGTCAGGCACACCCATTACATTTTCAGGTAATTGAGGAGCGTCTAGTGACTCAGATTGACTCTTAAAAGTGCTGGTTAAAGGAACAAGGTTCTTATTCTCTTGTCCAATATCAGGTGTGTTTACGGCGTTTGCTAATTTCATTGCCTGTTGCTCATCTGTCATTACTTGAGCAGCTTGATCTTTTATTTTTCCTCTTTCTAAAATTTGTTTCTCAATTGGACTTAGTTCCCCACGCGCCATTCTTTCACCCATTTGAGCATAAGTTTCCTCATCAGTTGATTTAAGTGCCATTCTTCCTGTTAAAGGAGTATCTATTGTACCCCGTTTAGTATATGAATCACTTAGTAAATCATCTCTATCTAAACCAAAAGCATAACGAAGGTCTTGTTCCACTTTATCTCGTGATGCCGCTGATTTTTCTAAATCTTTTTCCAATTGTTTAGGAGTACCTGTAACATAAGTTCCAAGATCACGCAGATGTGATCCTATAGCATCACTAAAACTTTGATATGGTTGATCAGTAATATCTGTAACCTTTCCTACACCTTTTTTAATTGCTGTGCCTATACTAGATAAATCTTCACTTAATGCAGACGGAGGTTCATATGTTCCTCTTTCTCTCAATGAAAAGTCAGGGGGTGCATCTCCCGGTGCTACTGTATTCCTACGTTCTTCTCTTTCTCCCCCCATTGGAAGATTCTTGATTAATGAATCTTTTATTCTATATTCCAATGGTATTAAACCTCTACGTCTTTCTTGTTCTTTTTGTACTAATGCTATAGAAAAATCTTTATTACCCGCAGCTTGTTGTAAGGCTGTATCTGACATATTGCTTAACATATCAACTTGTGATATGCTACTACCACTTTGTAACTTAACTATACCACCATTAGCTAAATGCTTTAGTGCAAGTAGTCCACCTTTCTTAAAACCAAATGATCCTACATTACCACCAAAGTTAGCTGGTTGTGCACCCATTCCCGGTGCAGTATTCATACTGGCAAGCTGTCTCTGTCCTTGAGCAATAGCATTAGTTGCACCTAAAGCTAATCCTTGAATTTGTTTTAGTTGTTCCTCTACAGTAGCTGCTTCTTCATTCTCTTGTCCACGAACAAACTGTTGGGTTTGAGATAAAGGTTGACGTTCTGATTGAGTAAGAGGATCATTCTGTGCACGTTCAGAGATAGCTTCTGTCTGGCTTTCTAGTACAGTTCCACCAGCAGGAAGACCGCCTTCTGCTAGACCAACCAAGCCACCTTGAGCATTACCACCAAATGCTTTAAATGCTCCTAATCCAGCAGCGCCTAGACCTGCAGCTTGAGAAAGAAATGATGGTGCAGGTTGTTGGCTAGACTGACGTTGTAGTGTACTAGCAGGAATAGGTTGTGCATAACCACGAACAATAGACTGATAGTCCTGCAAAGTACGTTCAGGAAATGACCTACCAATTTCAAATTCTTGTGCAGCAATATCTATACCTGCTTGACCTAATGCTTGTTTCTGTGCACCTACAGCCTCAAGTCCAGTAATTTCACGTAACCGTTGTCCCGGTACTTGTGTACCCAATCCCATAAACTGTGCACCAGCTTGACGCTCACGCTCACGCTGTTGTTGTAGTCGTGCCTGTGCATCTTCAAATGCAGCAGCTTGACCACGTGCTTGAATATCTCCTAACCTTTGTTGTAGATTACGTGCCTGTTCTGCTTCAAGAATTGCCTGACGAGAACCACCAAATCCACCAGCAGCTACAGCCTGTGCACCTATGTTCTGCCTCTCTACATCACCCTGCCTTAAAGCTTCTCTAGTTTGTACATCTATTACATTCTGAATAAAGGGATTCATAAATTCATTTACAGATGCAGAGGTAGGCGCTTGTGCGCTAGAAGCAGTCAAACCTGTAGCAAGATCATAGAACGGTTGTCCTGCTCCTTGAAGGTCTTTAATACCTTCAAAAGCAGTTTGTTGTTCTTCAGTAAAGTCAGCAAGGCGTGGACCTTGGAAAGGAACATAACCTTCTTCTTCTCTACGTTCTTGAATAGCTTTAGACTTCTCAAGAATATCAGTGATAAACGGTTTAAGTTCCTCTGGAATAGTGGCTTGTTGAGTAACAGTAGATGTAGCAGGGGGAGGAGGAGGAGGTGAACCACCACCACCAAACTGTACAAGATTAGTATTAGGATTAATTGTCCCTGAACCACCCATTGCACGTAAGACTGCCATCTCTTGCTTATTCACATGAGCAAGTTCAGTGTCACCATCAATACCTTTGCAAGCCAAGTCTTCATACAAAGTATTATACAGGCAAATCTTATCTGCAATTGTAAGTTCACTAACTAATTTATTCAAGTCCATCACTATATATCCCTTGTTATAACAGTGTAGTATTTTTTAAAGTTATATTTCTTAGTCATATTTAACCAACCATCTCTAGCATAACCTTCTATTCTTTTTATTCCTAACTCTCTTGCCCATTTAATTATAGGAGAGTCATCACCCATTCCGTAATCAAACCATTTCTTAATTGTATGTGGCTTAGTACCAATGAAAGGCATGGACAAAGCTTTAAAGTTAGGATACTCTAGTATCTGAGTAATACATATTCCAAACATACCGTCTTCTTCATCTACTGCTACCCACAATTGTTGTTGACCATGTATGAGTGAGTAGTATACGTCTTTTATATTTCTTTCTCCCATACTTCTATCTAATGGTTTTTGTATAAAATCTTTAACGTAAGGCCAAGTAACTTCTATGCAGTTAGTTTCTATTTTTATTAAATTCATTTACTCAATAAGGTAACATTGGGTTAGGTTGCATATTTACAGGAAGCTGATTAGTAGGTTGAACAGGAGGTGGTGCAGTACCTAAACTAGGATTTTTAGTACGAGTAGGAGGAGGAGTAGATGGATATAAAGATGTAGTTGGTACATTCATACTAGCTAAACCACCATCATCACTAATATCAATATTAATAGTTTCTGGTGATGACATATATGGAGTTTGACCAGCAGCATTAGTAGGAGGTGGACGCATCTTTCCTCCAGAAGGTGCAGGAATACTAACTGGTGGAGGTGGGGTAGGCATTCCTTGCATAGGTGGTCTAGTAGCTACTGCTGGCAAAGAAGAAGGAGGAGTAGGCACTGATGGTACAGGACTAGGAAGACCACTAAAACTAGGTGGTACAGCAGGTGAAACAGGTGCAACAGTAGGTGCACTCATAGGATTACCTGATTTACCTCCTGCTCCATAACTATTAACAGGCAAAGAACTAGGAGAAGACAACTGACTTTGTTGCTCCGCTGTTCTTGCTAACTGTGTACTGCCCAATGTTGACTGACCCATTTACTTTTCCTCTAACATTTTATTTAATACCGTAGCTGTTTTATTAAAACCATATTTACTTAATATCTTTATAAAACCATCTCGTACAATAGTTTCTATTCTAACACAATTTTGTTCTTTAGCATATTTTAGAATAGGAGAATCTTTATTCCAACATTTATCTACCCACTCTTTAACTTTAAATCCTTCACCACCTACTAAAATAATCTGGTATACTTTTTGCATAGGATAAATTATCATCTGTGCAGTACAGACTGTGATAATTTTATTATCTGTATCCTTTACAATCCATAAATCTTGATGTCCTTCTGCTAAATAAGAATATATATGTTCTACTTCTAGTTCACCAAAACTTCTATCCAAAGGTTTTTTAAGTAAGTCCGATACATACGGCCATATAAAAGGTACAAGTTCTGTATCTATTTTAATAATTTTCATTTATACTAACTGTGATAGTCCTTGTTGTGGATTCATTTGTCTTTGTTGTTCTGGCGTACCAAAAGATTGCTGACGAATATTTCTCATAAAGCTATCTAATTGTTCTGCTCCTGCATTGGACGAACCATTGCCCAGCATAGCCACTACATCTGCAGGTATAACATATTCATCCCTACTTAGCAACGCTTTATCAGGATTGTTACCTTCTACTTCAAATAGTATTTCATCTGACATACCATCACCTTGACCTATCACCTGACCTTCATAATACTGACCTGTACTTCCTCCCTGTGCATAGTACTGACCAATTCCTCCTCCTGCTGAACGCTGAATAAAATTAGGAATTATTTCTTTAACTGTTTCTAATAATGAATCAGTAGAAGTTTTGTTTCCTTCACTATCCATTCTTACAGGATTAGGTATATCAGGTGAATCACTCAATGCTATTTGTTGACCAGCATAAATTTTATCTGGATCAGAGATTCTACTTAAATTAGCTTTCATAATATCCTCTACAGACATACCTGAGTCAGCAGCTAGTTGACTTAAAGTATCTCCTGATTGTACAGTATACTTTTTATCTGGGCGAGTATCTTGCATACCTTCAACAATTATTTCTTCTTGAGGTAAAGAAGCTAATCCCATATTTGGTGCAGTTGTTGTTGTACTTTCCGCTAAGAATATTTCATTCGCTCTTTTTGCTGTAGGTTTATCTGTTTTTCCTTCAGTATGATGGAAAATACTATAAGCATCTATCATAGCTTGCTGATCACCAGTAGCAATTTTACTTAAATATCTATCACTTCCTGTTTGTTTATTCATATTTCCAAAGAACAATTCTCGTTCTTGTTCAGGAGTTAAAGACAATATATTTTTTTCTAAATCTTTTGTACTCTTAGTAGAGTTTTTATTTAAAGTATTTAACCATTCAGGAATATCTTGTCCCATATCTTTATAAGAAGATATAGTTCTATTTACAGCAGTTTTTACTGAACCATGCTTACCTTTTTTTGCATTAGGATCAACCTTAGTTAGCCATTGAAAATTTCCTCTGGCACTACTATTTTTATTAATTCGATCTTCTCCTCCACGACTTTCTACTTCTTCTGTTTTGTCAGCAAATTCTAAGAAAGGAGAGTAGTCTTCTACGTTTAGTCTTTTCATTATTGCTTGTAAAGATATAGGTAGTGTAGGCATTTTAGGTTGCCCACCATCATTAAACCCAATAGTACTCCCAGAGTTATAACGAGGATAATTTGCATTTAGCATACCTCCTTCATTTAAACCTGTTAATCCAGTAGTTCCTTTTTGTTGTTCTTCTTTTTGTTTCTCTCCAGTAATCCTGTTCATTGCCATCATTAAACCTCTGGCAAAAGAATTAGCTTGTAGTCCTGTATCAGGTGGAAGACCAGTAGGCGGTCCACCTTCACGTGGCCTACCACCTCTATTTAATCCTACTAAACCACCTTCATTAACGAACCTATGTGGAGAGAAAGGTTGGAACTGTGTATCACCTGCTCCACGTAGCATACGTTCTTGTATCTCTTCAAATGTTTCTGATCGTGGTCTACTACCTACTAATGTTCTTTCTCTTGGAGTATAAGTAGAGAAGGTAGACTCTAGGTCTTCACTTTCTGGTGGGATATAAGGATCAGCAGTAAGCATTGCACCTGCTACAGGAATACCTATACCCTTTGCCATTTTAGCAGGGTTGTTACCAAAAGCTTGGAACTTTTCTGCCATAGTAGCATCCCTAGGAGTATAACCATAAGCAATTTGTTCTGATCTAGTTAATCCTTCTGCAGGAATTTTACCTTTAAAAAATTCATTAAAGCTACCCTGATCATAATATTCTCCCGGTCTAAACTTAGTTATCCCATCACCTGTTAAATTTCTTGTACCTACTATCTGTTGACGTGCTTCCGGCAAAGGGTTACTAGTTAATAGCTGTCCTTGCTCATTTAATGTACTTAGACCGGGACTATAATTTTCCATATTATTTGCAATAGCACTTTGTATGTTCGCATCTATTGCTTGACCACTTGCATCTAATGGTGGACCTATAAATCCTTGTGAACTAACAAGGCTTTGTGAACTAGGTGCTACTCCTAATTCAAGTCCTCCTGATGGTCCTACAAAAGAAGGAGATGATCTAATTGTATCAAGGGCGAATGCTTCTGCAGGAGTAGATGGAAATGCACCACTCATACCTGTAGTCATAGCAGGAGTAACTGCTGATGCTGCTGTTGCTGCCATAGGTGTATTAACAACCGTATTAAGAGGTAAATTACCCATAGATGACATGGCTAACTCACCACCACTTCCCATAACTGAACCAGTGCTTGCACCTACACCAGCACCAGCACCAGCTTCTGCACCAAAAGCAGGTCCACCACCTGCAATGGCACCACCACCAAAGGTCATAAAGCCACTAAGTAGAGATTGTTCTAAACTATTACCCATAGCCATGCTAGTACCAAAGGTAGCTAAACCACCCATACCCGCCGCCATCAATGGTGCCATTGAACCACCAGAGGCAATCGTAACTGCAGTACCTACTAAGGCAGGAACTAAAGATTTAAAACTGAAGGCTTCAGGTAATCCTGTATCTGGATTAACTGTTAGCTGACCTAAAGAAGATAAGCCTTGTAGTTCATCATCTCTAACATGAAGTAGGTGTGTATCTCCAAACCTACCCTTTTCTTCTAACTCTTGTGCTATATCAGCATAAGGAGGTTTTTCTGGTTGCAACATACCACCTTCTGCTCTACCTAATACAGGTAAACCAGTTTGAGGATTAAATCCTTGACCACGCATAGCTGTTATCTGTGCTGCCTCCATAGGAGACATATGCATCAGGATAGGATTAGTAGGGTCTTTCATAGCCAGTAAGCGAGGTATACCCTGTTGTGGTGGTTGCATATAAGCCATTTATAAAACTCTCTTTGGATTCATGTAATTAGATTGTCCTAGTGTCATGTCAGCTTGCATGGTATTTTGATTATTATACAATGGTTGTTGCTTATTTACCATACCAGTAATAGTAGTTGTATTACCAAAATAGTTAGGTTGCTCAGTTGCACCAGTATTCATATTCTCTAAATAAGTATTATTTAATAAATCTTTATATGTTCTACTTGTCATTAGTTAAAGTCCACCCATCCTGTTCCACTCACAAATCCTCTAAACTTACCTGCACTTGCAGAGAATACTACATTGCCATTAGAAGGTCTTCCTATAGAAGCTACAGTAACTACTGTTAATATATTAGAAGCAGGTCTAGTATCCAACTCATTATCTCTTGTCTCTAACAAAAATTTTAATTCATCAGTATAAACTAATAACTCTCTATAAAATCTTTGTAGTTCTTCTGGACGTAGTTCGCTGTAATCAGGTAAGTTAGGATAAAGCATTATCGCTTACCATCTGATTGTGCAGCAAGACGCACACTACCCCATCTCCATGATGTGCCTAGAAGTCCCGTAGAGACTCGTACATTACCCTGCCGTCCTCTTGCTCTAAAGTCTACCTTCTTAGTGTTACGGTTGATGCTGAACGGTCCTACAGCTATTGTAGTGGCAGCAGGATATTCTTGTGTATTGATCTTGAACTGAAGAACACCAGTATCGTTAAAAGCATAATCAGGAATTAGTCTGTTAACAAACATCATATCTTCACCATCTGCAATATCAAAGTCAGATGACTCAAGGAAAGAAGTAAGAGCAATTGAAGTGTCTCCCGTAAATACTGAAGTAGGTTCATTTGCCCAGATAAACTGACCTGTGCTTGTAGGTATACTTACTGCAGGATCACCACCTGCACCTGTACCTGACAACTCTCCTGTGGCTACAGTACTATCAAAAACATTACTGTCTGCAAATGTAGTGTAAAATCCTGTACCATATGTCCAAGTATCTTCCATGTAATTATAAGTTACATAGGCATTAGGTTCAGAAGAATCTCCAGAAGGATATAGCCATATTATTTCGTGAAACTCAGAATTAATAGCTGCAAATACTTTATCTTTATTTACTAGATTAACATTATCATAAACAAATCTACGAACGGTACAATCTAGTTTACGTACTCTACCATCAAATGCGTAGAAGTTATTCTCTCCCATCCAAAAAGATGCACCATCTACAGCTACTGCTGCATGAGGACCAATAGCACCACAGTTACTTCCTAAGAGTGTAAGACTAAAGATAAACGGAGGACCAACAAATTGTAATCCATACATACCATTATCAGTAAAGATGTGAATTGCATTACGTCCTCGTATTGCACCTTCAATACGTGTACCTTCAATTAACTGTAGTTCACCTGACGTAGAAGAAACTGATGGTGTCCAGTTAGTAAAGTTTTCTTGATCAGACCAACGAACTAGTAATGGATTAAAGTCACCAGTACCAAACTCATTAGTACCTAAAGCTATTGCATGTCTGTCATTAGGAGATACAATAATACTATTAATAGTAGAAGGACTAGTACTAACTATTGTTGCTCGTAGTGGATTAACACTAGCATCAGCATCCCAATGGAATAACTGACTACCTCTACGTACAGCTAACATATCTTCACCCCAAGTATCTAAGGACCATTGGGCAGCAAGGAAAGTAATGTTAGAAGATAGAGCAGGTCTACTCCAACCCCTACCGCCAGCGGCTGAAGCTAGGCTTGTACCTGCGTTATATACTCCTGCACCATAACCTAAACCTTGAATGTTATTTAGTTCTCCTTTAGGAATAAGAAAACCAAGTACTCCTTGACCACCTGTTTCAGTACTAGCTGCAGTATTAAGAGTACTTACATAGAAATGATTTAATCCACTCGTAGATGCTACTACATATACTGGACCACCAAAAGAAGTAGCAGCAAAATTAGTACCTTGAGTAAAACCATTTAAAGAACAAGCAGAAAACTGAATAGCATCGCCTACACTTGTACCTGTATTATTTAGACTTACTTCAATTCGATTGCTTCCTACAGACGTAGCAAAACTTCCTTGTGTTCCTAACGATCCTACAGAAACTATAGTAGTTAAAGGAGTAATATCATAATTAACATCTCCTTGTAAAAGATATAATCTTTGTTCTGTACCTACGGATAAAAGCTTCTGTGTGTTATCGTTTGCCCATGTAAGTAAATCTCTACCTACACCATCAAAAGGTATAGCATGTTCTTTCTGATAACCTCTTAAATTTTCTGGTTTACCTCTTCTAAAACGTACACGATCACCGTCAAACCAAGACCCTGACTCAGCATATTGAGTAGTCTCTCGGTGAAATCCCGGTTTAAAATCTAGTTTAAAAAATTTAGAAGATGTAGATGTCATTAATTATCGTCCAAAACTTTTAATTACAACAGAATCTACAAGAGAAGTATCTCTTACATTATACACTAGTATATCTACTGCACTAGTAGATGTACTCAAAACAGGAACAGTACCGGCAGGAAATTTATATGCTCCTCCAAATGCCATAGTTCTTGAACCAGTAGCATCTTGTATAAGATATATAGTTCCACCTTGTCCTGCTGTAGCATTAGAAGGATTTTGTAAAGTTACGTTAGCTGTAAGAGTAACAGTAAAAGAATTATTAACTGCAAAGTTAGGAGTAATAGAAGTTGCACCTGATAATGTAGTAGGAGCATTAACAATTTTAGAAGCAAAGGTAGCTGATCCTAAAAAAGTTTTATCTCCTATAATACTACTAGATACACTTACCCTTACATACCTATTGTCTGCAGTAGATACAGGAATTAGTTCATTAATAGAAGTACCAAAGTTTAGTTCAGAAGCAGTACCTAAGTTTAACCCTGTACCATTAAGAGCAAAAACAGAAACACCATCACAGTAGACTAACTCACTTGAACCTACAGGAATAGCACGACCTGTTCCTCCAGTAGCTGCACTAGTTTTGACTGTAAGTGTGGAGTCACTAACTCTAGTAGACTTATCGTTAATAATATAAATTTTAGACTTAGCAGGAATAATAACATTAGTATTAGCAGATACTGCACCTGCAAATTTAAGAACAGCATTTCTTGATTGAACTACACTCCCATCACCTAAAGGCAATACAACATCAGTTCCTCCAGTACAAACATGAACGGAAGTATATCCTGCAATAGCTGTATCAATTAACTTAATAACATTATCATTAAGAATTGTACCCCATGTATTAGGATTTTCCCCATCTGCTTGAAGTTCTAATCTTAAATTGTCACTAAAAGTAGCCATTATTAAATTCCTTTATTATTTTTAGGTGTCCCTGCGGCTACTATGTAACCCGCCAATATCCTATCAGGTGTAGTTATTCTCATTATACAAACTTCCATATTCTTATGGTCTATGTAGCTTGTAATTACTTTATCAACTATAAATAACTTAGGTGATCCTGTAAATCTAATACAATCTTTAGATAGTCTCTTTCTCATAATTTCACTAACATATTCTTCTCTACTTTTAGAATCTGCTAGTGCTAGGTCCACAATATCTTCTTCTTCTTTACAGAGAAAGAAAGCAGCTACCTTATCTCCCTTACTCCATACTTCTTGTGCTGATATACAAGTGGGTAGTATTGTAAAACAGGCAATAAAAAATAGTTTGGCAAGCATTTGATTATTTACTTTCTCTAGGATTAGAAGGCCACTCATCAAACTCTGAAGCTTTCTTACCTGCATCTTCCATTTCTTTTGTAAAGACTGTCATAGCTTCAAGACCTGCAACGTCTGACTTTGCATCTATGGCAGTCTCAAGAGCAGCAGCTTTTGCTCTTAGGTCTGTACGCCACTTTGCAAGGTCTGCTGGCTTGGCAGTTCCATTGTCTTGTTCTCTGATCACAATCCAATCAGTCTGTTCCAAAGTACTTTTAAGAACAGAAGACACATGCTTCTTCATTGTATTCTTGATAGCATCAATATCTCTAGCAGTTTGTGATCTGGTGACAACAACCTTGTCTGCCTTTACCACAGGAGAAGACTCTGAAGAAGTATAGAACATATTCTCTATACTACTACCTTCATATACATAAGGTACAATACTGAGTGCTTTCCTCTCTTCATCTGTCCATGCTCTGGTAAAGATTGATTTAGGATATTGAATATTATTAATAGTCATGGCTTTAGGTGTGTTAATAATCTCTACCAACTGACTACCCATAATTCTTGCCCACATAGTCTACTTTCCTTTCTTACATACAAACGTCTTGATAACGAATGTTTTGTGACCGTCTATAGTTGTTAAGTTCATGTGCTTTTTTCTTTCTACTAAATAATTTTTTAAACATAATTTACCTTCCATATACAGGAGGAAGTGTACCGTTTCCTCCTATGTCGGCCATTGCCATGTAAAGATATGTCTCACCGCTACCATTAGTATTTGACGCAGTATCTCTAGGTTTAAATCCATCAGATAAAATATCAAATGCTCCTACTTGTCCAGCCGTATCAACAGCAGTTGTATTTGCTAAAAGTACAGAAGGACTAGCAATATTAATTGGATTTCTAACTGTATCTAAAATGTTCCAATTTCTAGTTCCCGATGTACTTCTAACTAAAATGTATTTGGGCAAAAATCCTACTGAAATATAAGGACCATCGTTATTACCATTTCCTATATAACTTCCTACCTTGCACACACCCGGAACTGATCTAAAGGCATAGCTGATAATTTCATCACCAGTTTTATTAATACCTTCAGTAGCACCCAGAGTAAACTCATTCGGAGTACCACTCGGCACTGCTATATCATTCCAATAAGTGCTTGTATGTCCAGAATCATTTGTATCTAGTAAGTATGCTTTTGTAGCTGGAATAGCTTTATGCCAAACATACCAGTTCCAAGCTGAAACATTTCGGCGTTTGACTATGATCATTTCAATTGCCCCTCCCATATTATGTTGGAAGGCACCAGCCGTACTATTTCCATCCCAATCGAAGATTGCAAAATGACCCGGAGTACTCACTGTTTCAAAAATATTTTTTGCACCATCAGTGTTTGCTGTTCTTGTACCATCGTTTGCCCACTGCCATAAAACATATGACTCATTGGCAGTGTTTACCTCTACATCACTACCAACTTGCACACCTCTTTGAAGAAATCTTTGAACTGTATTAGCATTAAATACTTCTACTGCTGTATCATTAGAATGTAGATCATTACCTACACCTCTGACTTTATCAAAAAGCATGTGGTTGTCAGTGGCATCTCTATTCTTGATCCATGACCAAGCTGTAATCTTAGATACTGTATCGTCTAGGTTGTCTTGGTTAATAGCTTTAAAGTCTGTAGGAGGTGCCAAAGTAAAGTTACCACCCGCTGTACTGGTGTGATCTGTTACAGAGTTACCATTCCAAGGACCAACATACTGACCAAAGTTTACAAAAGAAGTACCCTCATTATTAGAAACAAACATGCTATATTCATCAAATTCTAAATGAAATCCCCCTGTATTAGCAGCAGGACTTACACTTGTTTCATTGTTCCATGTAGTTGCACTAAGGGTAGGATTACCTATCCATACCTTTTTATTATCCAAGTCCAAAGCTATGCCGTAAGGAACAAGGTCTGTGTACCCTCCTGCTGTGTTATTTATAATACCTCCAGAAGTAAAAGCTGTTGTACCGCTGCCAGTGCCTATAGTTATATTAAAAACTTTATTTCCATAAGTGCTACCTACTAAATATGCTCTGATAAGACCTTTTAAGTTATCACCATAGGCTAGACTAGCATTTGAAAGAGCAGCTTTAAAACTACCATCTCTTATATATTGAGTAGGTACAATGCCGTAGTATGTTATGGCAGTGCCAGCACCAAAGGTAGTATCAAATTCTGCCCACCACTTACCACTCTTTTTAGCAAATGATAAAGAATAAGGTACTTTAGGAGATAGTGACCCTACACTTGATGCAGTTAAAACAAGATTGCCTTCTGAATAAGTTGTACCAGTAAGTGCATAAGTAGGATCAAGAACAGCAAAGTTTTTAGTAGGTGTGTCTATAAACTGATCTGACGTTGACCACGGTGCTGACCCAGAACTAGAACCAGAACCATTCTCACCATATTTTTCTGCAAAATTAAATCCATTGCCAGAAGTATCTGTTCCTACACCATTACCAGTACCAGTAGGACTTGCAAATGCCATATAGAAACCTCTGTTTCCATATGCACCTACATTTGTTTTATAATCTTTTGGTATCCATCTATTAGTAGCTGTATCTACTTGACCAAAATCAGTAGGTGCTTTTAACTGCCCATCTAGTACATTAAATTCTGAGAGGTAAGAATTTAATGGGAAACTGTCAGCGTATCCTGCTGCTAAAGGTGCTAAGTTACCTATCATATGTTCTTCATTCGTAAAGAGAAAATAATCTGCGTTGCTTGCACTTTGATAAGTTGTAACTGTACTAGTTACCTGTACACCATTAACCCATGCCTTTATTTTATCTGCTGCTGTACCATTCTCAACATCACTATTATTAACACTAATTACCCATTCTGATTCTGACAAATAACTTATAGGTATTCTGAAGTCTCTATTAGGATTAGATGGATGATCAAGAGTCATATAAATATCTTGTTGACCAGATTGATCATTTATATAAAGTCTAAATCTTTCAGATTGAGAACTGTTAGAACAAGATAAAATTTCTTGATCTTGATCAGTGGATGCAAAACAAGTTTTAATCCAAAAACTAATTGTAGCTTGAGAGTTACTTGATCTTGCTGCATCGCTGGCTGAATACGTTCTTAATAGAAATCTTTCATCATCATCATCAAACATAGCAGAGAAGGCTACATTAAAGACATCTTCAACTGGTACAAAGTCACCTACTCTTTGATTTCGTCCATTGCCTCGATAGAGTATAGGAGAAAAGCTATCTATTCCTTGATAGGTTGGTGTTGTTAGGTTATCAGAGTTAGGTGCTAAAAACCCAGATGGTACAGCATACTTAAAGTTGCCATGACCATTTCCATCAGCATTACCGCCAGCAGTTATGTTGCCAGACATAGTAGGGTTGTCACCAAAATTCATTACACCTATGTCAGATGATCTAGCTGCACCCATAGTAAAAACATAATCTTGTACTGTAAGTTGATCATCAGGATTACTTTCATCTAAAGTTGTTCCAGATGTGCCAGCACCATTACGCCATGTGCCGTCAACTCCAATCCACACTTTTCCTGTGGATGGTTCAAAGGCCATTTGTTGTATTCCACCAACTGGTGCTGTAGTAAATCCAGCAACAGAAGTAGCACTGTTATCGTACATTGTACCTCTGTAGAAAAATGCTGATTCTCCTCCAGCACCATATAAGCCATTTCCAGTACCGTTATTAAACTGTGGAACAGCTATTCCATTTCCTAATCGTCCACCACTTGCTCCACCGACAGACCCTCCCTCAATATAAAACTCCCAGTATATTTTAGGATCATCTGATTGTATCAAAGTTGGACTTATCAGTCCTAGTGCTGCTTGATTGCCGCCACTATACACCATACGGTTACTACCCAAACCCATTGTATAATTAGCGGCTGCATCTCCACTAGGAGTGCCAATGTTTGAAATTTTAGGATACACTAAGCTAGGTGTATTAGTTGACTGATTAGTACTATCCATACTAGTAGGTGTAAAATTATTACCCAAAGTACTACTATCTAATCCTAGAGAACCAGAGTTAGAAAAGTCAAGACAGAAACTATTACCTCCTGCTGAACTAGCTAAAGCTGCTATATCAGCATCTGCTTTAGGAGCAAACTCAGAACCATTAGTACCAAATGTAAAACTATCAAGCAGGTCAGTAATGCTCAAATCACCATTCTGAAAAGATTTATTTTCAAGCATAGTAAATTGTGTTAGATAGACATTAGAGTCTTCACCTCCATTAAAAGAATATCTACCAATTTCATGTACAACATTTGCATTAAAAGCAGTTGTTTCTCCACTAGGTGTAGCTGTACTTGAAGACAATTCTGCGACTTCGATGCCATTTACAAACAATCTAATTCGATCAATGTCAGGAATTCCACTGCCTGAATCAAAACTAACACAAACATGATACCACCCTATATCTCTGTACTTAGCAGTGCTTGTTTTTCTTGCAGTTACACTACCTTGATAAACTGCAAAGTCGAGATTGTCTGAAGCATCAAATCTAATCCAAGTTAAATTTCCAGTAGCAGTTCCAGCACTAAAAATTGTTTGTGCTGCTCCAGTATTAACTGTATTTCGTTCCACCCAAAAAGAAACTATCCAACGAGTTGTTGTACCTGCACTAGGTGTCCTGCTTAAATAATCCGCTGTACCGTCTATCCAGATGGAATTACCAATTAAAGTAGGATCAAAAGGGTCTGGACCTGTACTCTGTCCACCTGCACCTAAAAGAAGATTGTTACTAAATACCATTATGCATATGCCTTTGTAAGAAGTGCTTCAATCGCAGTTGAAGTTTGAACTATATAATCTAATCTGTCAATAGCTGCTGCGGCTGTAGAAAGAGTAGGTGCAGTACCTCCTGCAAATTTCCATATTGTATTATATGCTAATGTTCTACTTCCTGTTCCATCTTGAATAATAAAAATAGAACCTACCTGACCCGGATCAACATTACTTGGTGCAGACAAAGTTCTATTTCCTGCTAAAGTTAATGAAAAGTTTTGTGCAGTATCAAAGTCAGATGTTACACTAGCTGCATCCGTAAGAGTAACAATGACGGATAATCCCGGTCCATTAACTGTAAGTTTTTTAATTGCACTAGTACCAATAGCTACAGTCCCTCCAATAGAAGCTGAAGTAGCTACAGTAAGAGTATTAAATGAACCAGCATTAATAGATGTAATAGCTGCATTGATGGAAGTTATTGCTGCAGTGTTAGCTACTACAGATGTATTTACAGATGTAATAGCTGCAGTGTTAGCTGTAATATTAGTGGTGTTCCCTGTTACTACAGTATTAATAGAGGTGATAGCTGCAGTGTTTGCCACTACAGATGTGCTAACAACAGCTATAGCAGCTTTATTTACAGAAGTTAAAACACTAACTGCATCTACTCTTGTACTTACAGCAGCTATATCAACTTTATTTACAGAAGTTAAAACACTAACTGCATCTACTCTGGTGCTGACAGCAGCTATATCTACTTTGTTTACCGAAGTTAGTACACTAACTGCATCTACTCTTGCACTTACTGCTGCTACATCAGCATTAGAAGCTATGGTTGTACCTGCAATAAAGATATTAGTAGCAGCAAATAAATTATTAACTGAAACATTACCAGAAAATTCTGCTGCTACACCTGATACCTTAGTAGTAAAGCTGCCTGTATTAGCAATAAAATTAGTAACAGATAAACTAGGATTAACAATAAGCGTTGCACTCGTATCTATCACACTGACAACTGCACCGTTTTGAGTGCCAATTAATCCGCTTGTAGATGTAACCCTAATATTTTGAACTGTACCACTAGAACTAACTAATGAGTTTAATTCAGCAGCAGTAGCTGTAAGTGTAGTACCATTAAGTTTTAAAGTTGAAGCACCATTAATATTAACAAAGCTACTAGATAATTGTAAAGGAGTAAAAGAACCATCAGCAGAACGAATTGTTTTTAATGTCCCAGTAATACCTTCATTAGGAATAGTACTGACAGCAGCATCGCTCGCATATAGCAATGTCTTGTAAGTATTTATAATCTCATATGCTGTAAAATCGTCACCAGTTGCCATTGTTTTTTCCTATATATTTGACCAGAAAGAAAAGTGTTTTCTTAATGTAGACGGTTGCCATGATACTCTTAATGGAAGTTGTCCTACTGCACTTGTTCCTGTTATAATACTTACTGCCATTCCTACTTCTACTGTACCTGTAATGTTTCCTATTTTAATAGGTTCACTATTTAAATCTAACCTCTCTCCTTGATCATTAAATCTTTGAATTATAGTTCCAGAAGCTGTACTAATAGAAGGATGTTCTTGCTTCATTGTAATTTGAGTAGGAGTTAATAAATCTTGAGTTACAGAAATATCTAATCTTTGAGTATTATCTGTAGAGACAGGAAAGGTTTGAGTTACTATAGTTTCAGTAGTAGGTAAATTAAATTTAAATACATTATCCCAATCATAGTTAGCATTTGCCCATGTTATGTTCCTATCTCTATTTGAGGGAGGACGAGGGTTACTTATATTTATGTCTTCTCGTACATCCGGTGCTTTATTTTGTGGATCATTCTTTAAATCAAAACCACCTTCAAAATCCGTAGGACATACTAACAAGCCATAACTATTTAATCTCATTACTCTATGAGGATATTGAAAACCACAAGTATCACATATAGCTAAAGCATTTTTAGTACTAGCCATTAGTAAACTCTAATTCTAGGCAAGAAGTATGCACTTGCTCTTTCTCTATCCTCATGCAAAGCACGTGCCAACCTTTCTTCATATTCTTGTTTAAGAAAACTAATACGTCCTGCTTCTACACCGGGACGTTTCATTGACATATAATAAGATAAACCCACTGTTAAACAAGGTAAGAATCTACGAGATATATCTGGAGTTTGACTAGAATTATTAACATCTTGCATGTAACTAATTTTTTCTAGTTTAACTTTATCAGTATTAACATTAGATAAAGGCCAGAGATGTACTACTATATTAGAACTATTCCTACGAACAGCAAACTGCATTGGTCTACCAGTTTGTGTTTTATTAGGAATTTTTAAATACTCTTCCATTGTAATACGTTCTAACTGTAGATCAGTACTATCTCTATTAAGAACAGCTTCAGTAATATCAATAGTAGCTGAAGACATTGCAAATGTAGTTACACTAGCTGTGATAGATACTGCAGTAGTATCAGCAGTCCAAAGAAGAATACCTCTATTCTGCCAATCTTGCAAGAGAAGATTAATAGAACGACGAGCAGATGCAGCTTGATTGCCTAGCGTTTGTTCGCCACCAATCATCTCACTTGCTTCTTGAATAACTTCATCTATATCCATAGAGAAGTCATATGTTCCACTAGTCGCCATCAGGTTTAATCCTTATAAGTAATTTCTTTTCCCGGTTCAAAGTCAACTACAACATTCTCTTCTGGTCCTACAACTGCTGGACCTTTACGTGCTGCACCAAACCCTTGACCTGTTGGTCTACCAGTACACTCTTTCATTGCTTTATCATAGTCTGCCATTCCTTTAGCATCGTATGAATAAGACTTACCCATAAAGTTAGGCATTATGCTCTCCTTGATTTTTTACGTCCAGCAGCAGCTTTCTTAGCCATTCCTGCTTTACCATATTTTTTCTTACCTATGCTGTACGCAATACGAGCAGCAGCATCTTCACTCTTGCCCGTTTTCTCTATACTTTTTTGTACAGCCTTAAAACCTTTAGGTGTTTCTTTTTTCTTCTTCTTTTTCTTTTTACCACCCGTCATTTGTTTTGATTGGCTAGCGCGAGAAATAGCCATTAGGAAAACCCATACGTGCCTTTAGGTTTACGAGTAGCTTTAGCTACATCACGACGACCTTTCATGGACATTTTTTTATCTGCTTCTTTACCCATTGTCATACCAAGCTGCTCATCTTTACGAGCATTATAACCCTGCTTCATTTGACCGCCCATATTTTTTTTAGCTACTTTACCACCACCTTTACGTTTAACTGGATCGCCAGTTTTCAAACCATCTTGGTAAAACGTAGCTACATAGTCTTGTCCGCTGTTATCAATATTTTTTTTCATTTAATTTCTCCTTTAGTTTGCGTTTGGAATAAGAGGATTATCTGCACCTGCAGGACTTGCTGGTGCTTCCATGTCATCTCTCCTAGTCCTGCGAACCTGATTGAGATGGAGTTGAAGAATTTGAGCATATCGTTGCTCATAAAATTGTACTGCAGGAAAATCTTTTTGAAATAACATAGCTTCTATCATACATGCATTAAATAAAACATCATAACAAAATTCACTAAAGTAGTTATTTTCTATGAGTGTTCCAGATAAAGCTGAAGTAGCAGCAGAAACATTTGTAGGTCCAAGAGCGGAAGGTCTTGCTACGAATACTACATGCGAGGCATAACCTGCGCTAGGTGTAGGAGCAAGCAGAACCGTTGTACCGTTTCGTTGAGCGTAGTATCGTGGTTCACCTACAGAGGAAGATACAGGCCAATAATCATTAATGTATTCATCAGTACGCATTAGCAAGTTAATCTTAGAACCTGCTGTATTAGTATAATGAATATTTTTTATAATGATTGTACCACTAGGAAGGGTAAATAAATTATTTCCTGCACTAAAGTTACCCGTTTCAAACTTAACTAAACCATAGTCATCTAAGTCTTTTACTAACTTTAATTCGGCACGGTTAACCATACGAGGAATATTCTGGCTAAATTCTGTACCAGTATTATCACACGCTTGAATTATATCATTGGTGAGATAAGTATAACTAGCCATAGAAGATAGCCGCTGTACCACCAGCAGGAACAGATACAGAAACCTTTCCTACCATCCTAATACCAATTTCATCAAAAGTTAAATAGTTTGCATCAATAGCAGTAGTTTGGACATACTTAATAATGTTTCCTTTTACATTATTATTTTCATCCGTCTCAGTTCCTTTAATAAGAAACTGGCCTATTCCTGTACTATATATTCCTCGAATACGAGTATCAGCTAGTGTAACACTACTAACTGTATCTACAGGTCTACCAACTCCAGATACAAATGCTTGTCTTATATTTGTTGGCATATCATAATCCTTCAGGATAAAATAAAACTAAATACATTATAACTTATAAGCTATAAAGAAAGAAGGGGTAAGAGTAAAGAATATCTCTTACTCTCACCCCTTTTAGTTAGTGTACAATTCTAAGGATATTAACCCGAAGAACCGTAGTAGCCACGCCAGTCAGACCAGCCAAAACTGAATCGTTCACGTGCCTTAAAGCGAAGGTTGCCCGTATCGAAATCCGGTTCCATCTTCGTTTGAAGCGGTACACGATCAAACATCTTAGCACCGTTCGGGCAATCCGTCCGAAGGAACCAAGCGTCTACATCAGTAAAGCGGTGATTGACAAAGTACCCTTTCGGAACTACACCTTGAGTACGAACTGCATTGATATCATTGACATTCGTAATGCCATTTCCACCATTAACTGCCGTAGTCGTAGACAACGTGCTATTCAAAATCTGATCTGCAACAAAGTTAAGATCAGGAGGTACGTGCATAGATTCAGCAGTGATTCCAATTAGAAT